ATGAACCTTCGATCTCTCCTGCCGTGGGGCTCCGCGGCGGGCCGCACATCTGTGCCCGAACGCAAGGCCGCCGGCTTCTTGTCGCTGACATCGGAGGGCAGGGCGAGCTGGACCGGCCGCTCCTACGCGGCTTTGTCGCGCGAGGGCTTCATGCGCAATCCTGTGGCGCATCGCTGTGTGAGGATGGTCTCGGAGGCCGCCGCTTGCGTACCGCTGCTCATCTACGAGCAGGATCGCGAACGGCCGGACCACCCGCTGCTGCATCTGCTGCGCCAGCCGAATGCCCGCATGAGCGGCCCCGATTTCTTCGAGGCGCTCTATGGCCATCTGCTGCTGTCCGGCAATGCCTATGTCGAGCCCGTCGAGATCGGCGGCGCGCTGCGCGAACTGCATCTGCTGCGTCCCGACCGTATCGGCATCGTCGAGGGCCGCGACGGTTGGCCGGAAGCCTATGACTACCGCGCCGGCGGCCTCGTCCGCCGCTTTCCCGTCGAGACCGACGGGCTCGGCCTGCTGCACCTGAAACTCTTCCACCCGCTCGACGACCATCTCGGCTTTCCGCCGCTGGCGGCAGCCCAGGTGGCGCTCGATCTCTCCAATGCCGCGGCCACCTGGAACAAGGCGCTGCTTGACAACTCCGCGCGCCCCTCCGGCGCGCTCGTCTACCAGCCCAAGGAAGGCGGCAATCTTTCGCCGGACCAGTATGAGCGGCTGAAGCAGGAGCTCGACGAGGGCTATTCCGGCCCGATGCGCGCCGGCCGGCCGCTGCTGCTCGAAGGCGGGCTCGACTGGAAATCCATGGGCCTCTCGCCCAAGGACATGGACTTCGTCGAGGCCCGCAACGGTGCCGCCCGCGACATCGCGCTCGCCTTCGGCGTGCCCCCCATGCTGCTCGGCATTCCCGGCGACAACACCTACGCCAACTACCAGGAAGCCAACCGCGCCTTCTATAGGCTGACCGTGCTGCCCATGCTGGCCCGCACGCTGGCGGCGCTGTCGAGTTGGGCGGCGGCAGGCTATGGCGACGGGCTGCGGCTGGAGCCGGATCTCGACAAGGTCGCGGGTCTCTCTGCCGAGCGAGGCGAGCTCTGGAAACGGGTAGGCGAGGCGGTGTTTCTGACGGATGAGGAGAAGCGGCAGGCGGTGGGGTATTGATGGGGGTGGCGTTGAGGCCAGCTCGGAAATTTGTTATACACAGTATTACAAATCGAGGAGCAAGCCGATGACCAAGCCCGTTCTCTCCGACCCGATTGCCCTGCGCATTCCAGAAGACATGCTGAAGGACATCGAGACCATCGCCAAGGCCACCGACCGCAGCCGTAGCTGGGTCATCGTCCGGGCGCTGAAATATTATCTGATGGAAGAGGGGAATGATGTTCTGCAGACGCTGAAGGGCGAAGAGCAGATCCGCAATGGCGAGACCGTCGATTTCGAGGAGTTCATGCGGGAGCTGACATCCTCTCCCAGAGATGACGCGGCATGATGAAGGTCATTCTTTCCAAGGATGCTGCGGACTATCTCAGCCACGAATATGGCTATCTGAGCGCGTTCAATTCCCGCGCTGCCGACGCTGCCATGGCGAGAATCCAGGGCGGCATCAGAAGGCTCGCCGCCTATCCCCAGGTCGGCGCTCCCGTACCCATGTTGACTGGACGCCGCCAGTTGGTCGTCGGCCCCTATATTATCACCTACCGCATCGGCCGTGATGCCATCATGGTCTCCGACATCACCCACGGCAGGCAGCGCGAGCAACTGGATAAGGACGACGGGCTCGACGAGAGCGACTGAAGCGTCACGAATACCGCGCGGGTTTTGAACCTTGTTGGGCCGATCTCATCGCCAATTGATTCATCGTGTGAACCGCCGGACTCAATCTTAGAGCGGCTGTGCGCAACAGATTCAAAAGACAGCAGAATTGAACCGGCCGTAGCATCGCTGCGGCGGAAGACGCGCGTCTCCCCCACACGCCACACCACAAAGGCCCAACCCAATGGCCGATTTCTCCAACGATACCAGCCTCTGGGCGACCAGGGCGCTGGGCGCGTCGGCGGGTGCCGCCGTGTCGCTGATCTATCTTTTGCCGAAGAGCCGGCGCGAGGCGGCGAGCCGGTTTTTCACCGGGCTTGCCTGCGGCATAGTCTTTGGCGGGCCGACTGGGATCTGGATCGCCGAGCGGCTGGATCTGGTCGATCGGCTCTCTGCTGTCGAAGTGATGCTCTCGGGCTCGGCCGCCTCCAGCCTTTGCGCCTGGTGGGGGCTCGGCATTCTCCAGCGGATCGCCGGCCGATACGGCGCCCGCAACCGGTAAGCCGGCCGGCCACAAAACCATGAAACGAGGAGCATGATCATGACCGCAAGCCGCGCGCTGGCGCGAACCCCCACGCGCTTGTCCACCCGGGCCATTCCCGGCGCGGACACGCGCAAGTTCGCCAATCTGGAGCTACGGGGCCTCAGCCGCGACGGCACCTTTTCCGGCTATGCCAGCGTCTTCGGCGAGGTCGATCTCGGCAAGGATGCGATCGAGCGCGGCGCCTTTTTGCGCTCGCTGAAGACGCGCGGCGCCGGTGGCGTGCGCATGCTCTTCCAGCACGACCCGGCCGAGCCGATCGGCGCCTGGAAGACGATCCGCGAGGATAGCCGCGGGCTCTATGTCGAGGGCGTGCTCGCCGATGGCGTCAGCCGCGCCCGCGAGGTGCACCAGCTTTTGAAGAACGGCGCGCTCGATGGCCTGTCGATCGGCTTTCGCACCGTCCGCGCCAAGACAGATGCCAAATCCGGCGTGCGCCGCATCCTCGAGGCCGACCTCTGGGAGATCTCGGTGGTGACCTTCCCCATGCTGCCGTCTGCCCGCGTGCAGAACATCAAGAATGCGCGGTGGTTCCGCGACAAGGAGACCGAGCTCGTCCGCGCCATGCGCCGGGCTGCCCGGATGATGCTGCAAGACACATTCAAGTAGACCCTTCACAAAGGATGATCCCGCAATGACCAACATGCAGATTGCCGAGAAAACTGCCCCCGAAATCAAGGCCGCGCCGGAAATGACCGCCGCCTTCGACGAGTTCATGGAAGCCTTCGAAGCCTTCAAGGAAACCAACGACGCCAGGCTCGGCGAGATCGAGCAGAAGCTGACGTCGGATGTCGTCACCCGCGACAAGATGGACCGCATCAGCCGCGCCATGGACGAGCAGAAAAAGGTGCTCGACCAGCTGGCGCTGAAAAAGGCCCGCCCGCCGCTCGGCCGCACCGCATCGGTGGGCGCAGAGACCACCGAGCACAAGCAGGCTTTCGAGCAGTATATCCGCCGCGGCGACGAGGCCGGCCTGCGCGAGATCGAGGCCAAGGCGATGTCATCGGGCTCCGGCGCCGATGGCGGCTATCTCGTGCCTGACGAAACCGATACCGAAATCGGCCGCCGCCTCTCGGTGGTCTCGCCGATCCGCTCGATCGCGACGGTGCGCCAGGTCTCGGGTGCTGTGCTGAAGAAGCCGTTTGCGATCTCCGGCATGGCGTCCGGCTGGGTGGCCGAAACGGCGGCGCGGCCGCAGACATCAGGCGCCCAGCTTGCCGAGCTCTCTTTCCCGACCATGGAACTCTACGCCATGCCGGCCGCCACCCAGGCGCTGCTCGACGATGCCGCCGTCGATATCGAGGCCTGGATATCGAGCGAGGTCGATACCGTCTTCGCCGAGCAGGAAGGGGCTGCTTTCGTCGCCGGCGATGGCATCAACAAGCCCAAGGGCCTGCTGGCCTATACCGTGGTCGCCGATAGCGCCTGGAGCTGGGGCAATCTCGGCTACATCGCCACGGGTGCTGCCGGCGGCTTCAAGGCGACCGGCGCTTCCGACACGCTGATCGACACGATCTATTCGCTGAAGGCGGGTCACCGCCAGAACGCCAACTTCGTGATGAACCGCAAGACCCAGGCCGAGGTGCGCAAGCTGAAGGACGCCGAAGGCCGCTACCTCTGGCAGCCGCCGGCAACGGCAGGCGAAGCCGCCTCGCTGGTCGGCTTCCCCGTCGTCGAGGCGGAGGACATGCCCGACATCGCGGCCAATGCGATGGCCATCGCCTTCGGGGATTTCCGCGCGGGCTATCTGGTGGTTGATCGTACGGGGGTGCGGGTGCTGCGCGACCCGTATTCGGCCAAGCCGTATGTGCTGTTTTACACGACCAAGCGGGTCGGCGGCGGGGTTCAGAACTTCGAGGCGATCAAGCTGGTGAAGTTTGCGGTGAGTTGAGTGCGGTGAGGGGGTGCGGCTCGGGTTGGGCCGCGCGGCTTTGAATGCGGCTTGCGTAGTGCCCAGTGGCCCCGAATGTAGCCTGCGTCGCGCCCGGAGCCCCTCATCCGACCCTTCGGGCCACCTTCTCCCCGCGGGGGAGAAGGGAAGATGGAGCGAGCGGCCAACCCCAAGTCCCTTCTCCCCAGCGGGGAGAAGGTGCCGGCAGGCGGATGAGGGGGCCACACCGCACAACGTCTCCTCCTCCGCCCCACACCACATCACACACCACCAGGAACCTTCACCCATGACCTACGCCCTCATCAACCCACCCAGCTCCGAACCCATCACGCTCGCCGAGACCAAATCCCACCTCCGCCTCGACGACACCAACGAAGACACGCTGCTCACCGCGCTCATCCGCACCGCCCGCGAACATCTCGAGCGCACCACCGGCCTCAGCCTCATCACCCAGACCTGGCGTCTCTATCTTGATTCAATTCCTGAAGACGGCGTGATTCAGATCGCGAGAGGCCCCGTCCAAGCCATTGAAAGTCTGACCCTTTACGACGCATCCGGCGAGGAGCTTCAACTCCCGCTGACCGGCCACATCCTCGAGGGCCACGCACGCCCGGCGCGCCTCGTGCTCGGCCGCGGAGTGAGGTCGGATCAGCCCATCAACGGCATCGAGATCGACTTAACCGCCGGTTTCGGCGAGAGCGGCGCCGAGGTGCCGGATACGCTGAAGCGGGCGATGTTGATGCATGTCGCGCAGATGTTCGCGTTCCGGGGCACGGTGGCGGTCGAGGGCCAGCCGGCCGATATTCCCTCGTGCTACGACCGCCTGATCGCGCCCTACATGATCAGGAGGCTCTGATGCGCTCGGTCTTCTTCGATCCCGGCCAGATGACGGCGCGGCTGGCGCTCGAAGCACCGGTCGAGACGCCGGACGGGCAGGGCGGCGCGAGCATTTCCTTCACCGAGATCGCCTCATTCTGGGCCCGCGTCGAACCGGTGAGCGAGCTGCGCGAGGAGCAGGCGGGCGCCGATGTCTTCACGCTGACCCACCGCATCTGGCTGCGCTTCCGCGACGATATCGAAGCCGGCATGCGGCTGCGCAAGGGCGCGCGCATCTTTGCGATCCGCGCCTGGCGCGACCCGGATGAGCGCGGCAACTATCTGGTCTGCCTGTGCGAGGAGGAAGCCCGATGAGCGCCGCCAACCAATTGCTGACGGCGATCCAAGCGCGCCTCGGCGACGATGCGGAACTGTCCGCCATGATTGGCCCCGAAGGCCTGCGCGACCGCCTGGTCTCGGGCCGAAAACTCCCTGCTATCATCGTCGCCGATCTCGCAAGCAACGACTATTCGACAGCGACCGAGACCGGCGCCGAGCACCTGCTGACGCTCGAAATCTGGACCGACGCCGGCGGCCGAAGAGAGGCCGCAACCATCGCCGAGCGGCTGCGCCTCCTGCTGGACGATGCGCCGCTCTCGCTGGAAACCCACCACCTGGTGGGCTTGCTGCATCTTTCGACCCGCACCCGGCGCGAAGCGAAGACGAGGCCGCATGTCGCCGAGATCCGCTTCCGGGCAGTGACGGAGGTGGCGGTCGAGATCTCGGGCGGCTGA